AGAGCATAGAAGAAGGTCTTCGCTGAATCTCGATCAGGTAAGCCAGCAGCCTTCTGATTTACTACGTGGATGTCCTCGTCGAGAACCTGTCTGGCAAACTCACCCTTGTCCCAGCGTGCCATGCGGCTAGCTAAGAGTCTGGCCTCTAAGCCAGAGGCATCGATACCTACTTGAATGAAGGAATCCTTGGGGACGAATAGAGCACGAGCTCTAGAGTCTCCAGATACCTGTTGTAGGTTGGGTTGAGAAGCAGTCATACGACCTGTCACTGTACCTTGGGTGTTCACACCACCATGGATGCGATTATCCCTAGAGGTACTGGCTCGTAAGACCCAGTCTTCCACCTGACTCAGTAGCTTGGTGATAGCAAAGTACCTGACTAACTCCTTTGCCTCAGCAAAAGGTAGCTTCTTTAGTACCGCTTCATCTACTTTAGGATTCCCTTTCTCTGTGAGTGAGGGTTTCCAATTGTACTTAGACTTTAGTCGTTCTGCTATCTGTTTACGAGAGCCCGGATTAAAGATCGTAACCTTATCCTTTAATCTCTTGCCTGTCTTCTCGGAGTACCTCTCCTCGACGATAGGTGGGAAGATTTGTCCTAGGTCATCTTCAATCCCAACCTTTTCCATTAAAAGATCGGCCTCAAGATTAGTAGCCGCATCTAGATCAAACCCAAAACCATTGACGATCTGGTCTGATATAATACGAGCGACTTTATGCTCCAACTTTACGGACTTCATATACTTCTTAGTATAATCCTGCTCAGCATGGAATATCTTAACTGTGATAGCCACGTCCTGCTTGCAGTACTTAACCATCTCTGGTGTGAGTTGGGTAAAGTCGTGGAACTCTTCCTTGGGGAACTTGAAATGCTCACCCCAAGCTTTAAGACTGTTGGAACCCATGGGGTGGTTCTGTCTGTCAGGGTACATAAGTCTTGATACAATTAAAGTATCAAAGAGTTTGGTCTTGATGTGACCGTAGTACCTTTCAAGCATGGGGATATCATACATGATGATATTGTGCCCGATCAGAAGGTCAGCGGTTCTTAAGAACTCAACACCACGTTGCATGTCTCCTCTTAAGAACTCCCAAGTCTCGCCTGTGTCTACGTCTTCTACACACATGCAGAAGATATCGTCGCCCTCAGGTACAGCAACGCCTTTCTTGTTAATGACAACTTCGCTTAGGCCGTTGGCCTCGATGTCGAAAGCTAGTCTCATTGTCTAAATCCTTATATTAGTATACAATCATGTGTCTGGGTCTACAATAGTCTTACCTTCGTCAGTTAACGCGAAGTCAACCTCTCGTAAGCGACCATTGTCTCGATCAAACAACAAGCATGTAGCTACTCCAGCTCTACCTGTCAACCTATTCTTGAGAACTCTAACTGTCGTAGTGTTTGCAATGATAGGATCAGGATTCTGTCGATCTCTCTCAAGAGCAACCACAACATTAGGTACAGAAGATAATGATCCAGAACCTCTAAGGTCCTGAAGTGTAATGCGATCCCCTTCTTCATAAGACTTGATTGTCTTCTTGAGTTGGGATACCACATCAATCCTTACGCCAGTCCTAGATACTAATGACCTCAATTGTTTCATGATATTATCAATCAACAATCTCTCAGAGTTATTGTTATCAAAGTCAGAGCCAGAAGTACCGAGCAACCCTGAGGCTGCTGCGGTGATGTGGTCTAGTACAATAACGTCAACACCCAAAGATACTGCCATGAATTCCATTCTTGCACAGAGGTTCTCCAGTGCTGAGTTACCTAGGTGATCGTAAACATATAGACTCGTAGCCTCAAGCATCTTACGTGCCTCTGCGTACTCATCATCAGTAAGCTCATCGATCACATCAATATCAAAGCGAGGCTTCCCTAGCTTCTCCCTCAGTTCATTCATGAGCTTCTTCGCTCTGATTGCCCTGACGGGTTTGTTTAGTATCAAAGAAACCATATCATCCACAGTCTCTTGAGGAGACTCTTCAAGCATGATAGCACCGACGCTACGGCCTTCAGATAAGTGGTGATGCATGAGCTCCCTAAGGATGGTGGACTTTCCCGAGCCCGTACCGCTAGCCCATAAGGTAATCTCTCCACTCCGCTGTCCGAGAAGGAACTCAGAAAGATTGTCGAACGGAAACGGATAGACCTTAGTCTGCTCCAATCCCGGCTCGGCTACTACCTGAGACACATGAACGATCTCGTCAGGACTATAGTGCTGGGCTTCCCAGATAGCGGAAACAACAGACTTACCTTGTCCGTTGATCAGACATTCATTTGCATCCTTATACGGAAGCTTGGCTACCTTACACTTACCGGGAGGCAAGAGTTCTGCTACTGACTGTACTGCATCCTGTCCTGCCTCATCCTGATCAAACATTAAGATGATCTCATCATAAGATGATAAGAACTCAAGGTTATCCTTGATAGCTCTAGCAGCACCAGCTGCACCATTAGGCAGAGATACCACGGGCCATTTATTATTTAGCAGTTGTGATACTGACATGCAGTCGATCTCACCCTCGGTGATTGTAATCATACGACCGCCTCTGGCTTTGAACAACTCTTGTCCCCAGAGAGGAACACCAGTTGTTTGACCACGCCACTGGAAGGTCTTGTTTGGACCCCTCAGTTTCTGTGATATTCTTGCACCGTCCCTAAAGAACGAGGCAATCTCCACACGCTTGCCGTTACTCACTAAGGATTCATAGCCATACTTACGGCAGGTGTCCTCATTGATACGGCGTTCAGGAATACCGGCTATACTACCGCTGAGAAACTTAAGACCATTAGTCTTCTTCTCAGTCTTCACGGAGTATTCCTCTTCAGAAGGTTGTGTATTCAAAGTGTCAGATCCTTTCGAAACAAACTTACACGCAAAACAATATTGACCTCCGTCATCATACACGGCTAGGTTATCACCTGCTGTGTCGTTACCTGCGGAGGCACACTTCGGGCATCTACTACGAGATACTACTTTGGACATTTACATACTCACTTATTCCAAGGAAGCCACTTGGCTGCCCATGTATACAGGGGGCGACCGACTACTGCACCTGCCACGAAGACAACGATGCTATAAAACACAGTACCGAGAATAGAACTAATCATAGTTTCAACTCCTTAAGTTTGAGATTATCATCATTGACAATCTTCCATACAATTTTACCACTCCATGCCAAGCTGATTGCACCAGTTGCAATGGCCACAGGCAGGAAAAACCAATTACCATACATATATAACGCATAGTTAATTCCTATAAATATTACTCCACCGATGACGGGTCGCCATCCCATGGATCCTCTTGAAATTACGAGCAAAACCATACCACCCAAGACACATACGCCACCGATCCACCCAAGCATGGGGCTACATGCAGAGGAAGAACTAACAGCAGCAGGCATCTGAGTAGGTACAGAATTTTTCGCCGTGTCGAACCAACTCGTGGTACCACACCCTGCTAAGAACAACGTCATTGCCAACGTGAATTGTTTAATCATCTATGTCCTCCGATCCCATTAAGGTATCAAGTCTTTCAATAGTCTTCCTTACAGTCAACATCTTATCGAACCGTACCTCAGAAGGATACACGGTGTACTCCTTGAGTACCTCTCCGTCCATCTTAGATACTACGTAAGACTCACCTGTCATGGAGTGTGTATCAGTCTGTAGATATGATACACGACCCTCGTAGATATTACCATGTCTTTCCCACATAATTTCATCGCCACCCTCTAATAACATAAAGCTCTTAACTCTTCCCATTGTCCCCTCCTTGATCCCATTGATCGGCATCGTCCCCAATGAATATAGGGAAGTATTTTTCCCCAAGATGTTCGGCCATATCAAAGTCCGCCGTGTCCCAGTTACAGGCATAAGCGAAGTTCTGTATAATACTAATTAATTCGTCTCTTGTGTAATCAATTTTCATTTTTCACTGCCTTTTAGTCTGTGCACTATATTTATTGTTTTTTGCATGTTTCTTAATTTTTCTTCATGTTTTGTCATGTACTCATCATACGCACAGCGTTCATGACACATTTCCCATGACACTGTCTCTGAGTCATGCGTTTCCCAGTCATCCCAATCATGATCAAAGGGCTCAGCCTCAAACTTTTTCTTAGCCTCATCAAGTGACTCGGCTTCAATATAGACATGAGCAGTTTCAAACGATCTGCTTATCACATCAATTTCAATTCTAAATATTTTCATTTTGTTTCCACTTCTAACATAAGTAAACGGTTTCTCTAGTAATCTCTAGGATAATAATTAACCTAGGCCATAACAACATTCTATAGTTCCACATGTTTGTCTTTTATATTAATCCTAATTTCCAAAGTAAATCGGTCAGTTCATACTGTACACTTTCTGCTTCATCTTCGCCGTTATCTTTACCGGAAGCATGAGGCGGGAATATCCATTGCTTTACATGAGTCATTTCATGTATCATAGTTGCTATAGTATCTCTAATAGACATATCTGGATTTATGATTATTACATAATGTGTATCCGAAACTTGTGAACAACAGCCCCAACTATCTGAGTTAACCTCAAGCCTATAGTCTATGATAACAGATTCGGGGATACAAAACAACGCACGACATTGGTTATAAGTTTTTTTTAATAAATATTTTTTCATTGTCTTTCCTTTTAAATAGGCTGGGTTGGATTCGAACCAACGACCAGACGATTATGAGTCGTGTGCTCTAACCACTGAGCTACCAGCCCAATGAGGTCTTGTTGTCCGGCCACGGCTTACCTCATTGCCGATGGGATTCAGCGTTCCCACAACTGAGTGGAGGCCGGTGTCAATAGTAGCCACGCTGGGACTCGAACCCAGACTGTATGGATTTTAAGTCCATTGCCTCTGCCATTGGGCTACGTGGCCAGACAAGGTGAGTTGGTGTCTAGGACATCTGGGGTTCCGCAGTTCTCTCGGTACCGAAAGCCGTCCGCTATTCCATCAGATTCCTCCTCACCCAAACACTCCCGGCACGGCTCGAACGTGCGACCTGCGATTTAGAAGACCGCTGCTCTATCCAACTGAGCTACGGGAGCCGGGGATTATAGTTATAAATATATATATCTGACCAAGAATCTATACGTCCTTGGATCAATGTCTTTACGGCAACGCGTGGTGGTATCTCATTTAGGATACAACAGGCTGCGGTATAACAGGCAGCGTTAGGCCATATATTCTTACTACATAGATGGTCTGTGATGTCTATAATAAGACACCATAGTTTCATACTGTAGTCATATATCATACCTTCTAGGGTATTAAAGATAGGATCCTTCTCTCCTTTAACAAAGGAAGATCCCCATCCCGGTACCTTACTACCATCTTGTAGTAATACCTCGGCTGTGCGTATAGCGTCGGGGTCTGACAATAACTTCATGGCCTGCTCTACCGGGGCATGTAGCCCACCTAGACTAGCGATAGCCATGATGCAGGCAGAACCAAAATCTTTCTCAACCTTAGCAGCACAAGATATCATCTGACTACTTAAGTTTTCCCTTGTGGCTAAGACATCATGTACTCTTAATAGTTCTTCATGTAACTCGGGGTACTGCATTGTCAATTCCTGTATAAAAAAAAAGGGAAGCCTAGGATATACCTAGGCTTCCCTTTATTATATTAATCAAACCGTAATCTCTATCTTATCCAAACCCAAGGTAAAGTATCCGGGTTCACCGACAGGAGCCCATGCTTTTGTTATATATAACTGAACTATTTGACTATCATCAACCCAAAGTTTACCATTAAGTAAATCTAATATAGCCTTAGCCATGTTATCAACATCAGACCTCGGGCAATCTAACTTAGTTGTCTTGGGTCGAGTGCAATAACATTCTATATCAACCCGAAGTTTATCAGGGATGGGCTCAAAGTCCATACCAATAACATCAGGTACTATGTAAGCAGCTTCTGTTCGGAATCGCCTATAGGCCCCCGTGTAGTAGGCTCCTCGCCTTCCTACACGGGGCCTTGAGGCCGCGACAGGACTAACCGGAAAGGTTAGTTCAAACATCAGAAGGGATCGTCGCCTTCAGCCGTAGCAGCAACGAAGCCACCCTTCACCTTGCCCATACCACCGCTGTCTAAATCGCCACTAGGTTCCCAGTTCCGTTCTACTAGTTGGATTTTATCCATGTAGAATGAAACCGAGTCATCACGAGAGATGAGAGCCGGAGTGACCTTCACTCGCACTGTATCAGTAGCGAATGGAACTGTCGTTGTGATGTTATCATCACTATCAAGAATAGGGAAAGAGGATAGACCCTCTCGTGCCTTCAACACATTCTTGAAACGCATGATCATATCACCAGTGTCTTTGTCAGCCTTAAGACCGTTGATCTTATTGCCACCAAGCTCAGCAAGAGCAGTATCAAGTTGAGCCTGAAGCTCATCTGTTACTATAACCGAAACACTGTGGTTGGGATTACCAAACTTATCATCCGGCTTCATAAGATGCGACCAACGCACGATAGATACCGGGGTGACAAACGTATCACCATAATTATTCTTTGTCATCTGAATTAACTCCTTCAATAACTGGATCTGAACCTTCGTCTTCATTAGGGTTCTTCACAACAAAATTACTAACATCACTCTTATCAGTTGAGATAATGTTATTCATAGTAGTTCGGATTTGGAATGATATGTTATCCAAAGCCATGAAAATCTCCCTAAGATATTGCAAGATTGCATTCGTTGCAATCATAGGGGGATATGATTTGTCACCCTCTGGGGGTGACTGTTGTTCGTCAGACATGTACGTCTTTCCTTTCTAAATAAGGGTGTCCATTAATGACAACCCCACAACTGAATACTGGCTTCTTCAAAGAGAATCTGCCATACTGCATAGCTAAATGTTCATCGTCTACACCAGCTCCTACGTTCATACCAAAGATGGAGTCTTTACCATTACAATGATAGTTGATAGAAGCAATAGAATGTGTGTGTCCAGACACAACTGATTGTCTTGTCTGTCTTGCGGCATTAAAAGCTGGAGATAATCCAGACCATCCAGTGCCATGGGTGTATAGGACATCATCACAATGGTGTTGATATAACCAATTCCACCCACTAGTTCCATATACCTCGTTAAAGGGACGAAGATAGATACCGGGAATACCGACAGTCTTCGCCTTCCTCATGACCCTCTCATCATGATTCCCAATACACACAGTAGCCTTAGGGAAAGCCTTGTGCCATTTTTTAACCTGCTTGAGTGCTATGTAGTACTCATCTAATGCGGCAGGTAGCTCTGGATTCTTTTCATGGAACGTAATAGCCTCATGATCTATAATATCACCGATGAATACTGTTTTATTGGTGTTATATTTTTTCTGGATTTTTCTAACAAACCCAAAGTAATCTGGGTGTGTGGCTGGTGCATGGATATCACCTATCACTAGCACTCGACTCATTTTCCAATCTCCTTATGACTCGCTGTCTTGACTTAGCATCGACTCTCCACTGCTCAGCAATAGAGGGTAGGTCTTGTCGTCTTCGCGTACCGGGCTTTGGATAAGCCCGAATGAATTTATTATTCTTATCTGTTATGTGTTCCCAATCTTCTGCATAAGCCTCGACAGGCTTATAGATATCTCGCTCACCTGCAAGGTGCTCAGCTTGGTATTTCGTCATCGAGATTCCGTTTTTGTTTACGGATTCGTTTTCGTTCAATGGCACGTTGTCGTTCCTTTCTACGTGTATCATATTCATCACGATCAAAGCCCCTATTCTTTCTCTTTCTGATGTTCTTATCTTGGGCCATATTCAACCGCCGATAAGACCATACACTTAGGGATCTTTGTTACATTAGAGGACTCATTTGGTCCTAGTGTTGAGACTATGGCATACTGTAGGTCATCATCACCTACCACGTATCCAACTGTGTTCATAACAGGCAGCTTAGCCTTGGCTATAGCACGCATCTCTGTTTTATCTATCCACCCATCACCACCAGAGGTTTGAGCATCCACCCATCTTATTAACATAACTACAGGTAACTTTTTATCCTCGTTATATTTCCTAGCCGAAGAAGTACTTGGACTTCCGGACTTCTCGGATGTCAAAATCTTCTTCTCGTGCTGGGATTTCAGGGAGTACGATCTCATACTTATCCTCCACAAATTTCTTGAATTGTTTTAATGGGTTGTGTTTATGTATTTCAACAAACGTATCTCTTATGATCACATCCATAGTATCTATATGTGGGCCATATGTACCAAATGAATCATGTATAAAACTAAAGGATGTTATTTTCTCTGCTAACATACGATGTATAGTTAAGAACAGGTGAGCTGCGTCTAAACTATGTATAAAATTAGGGCTTATAGCAGAGAACTGTGCATCCCCATCTAAGAACTTACTCAGGGAAGAGAATACAAGTTGCTGTTTATTAAATAACTCAGCATATGATATTCGTTCTATCACTTGATTATATACATGCTGAACAACAAAACCTGATGCGGTCTCCCACACTAATGGCTTGTTCATGTCACTAACTATGTTTGCAACAGACCTTAGATATTCTTTACCTTCATTAGGTTTCTGCATGATGTTAGATAGCCCCGACTGAAGAGCCCTACTCAGCTCAACAATAGCACCACCTCGTTCCTCTCTATCAACCCAATCAACATGTCCCTCTTCTTTAACATACTTCTGCATTCCATAGAAAGTAAGACCATAAGCATCACACATGGTACTACGCTTAGCTACCTTGCGAGGTAAAGAATCACCCCAATGCTCAGAAAATCTACCATACCACTCAACATTATCATCATTAGATTGAATAATGTAATAAGATTCATCAGCAACATGCTGATATAAATCTTGTGGCTTTTCATTAGGAATTACATTAGTAAGTTTAGCTAACTTAGTATCCCTCATGATGCACGACCAGTGTTGAACACCGTTGTTTGCACCATCCTTCTGAACAGGCAGTTGTGTCATCCCATCAGTACGACAGAGATCAAAGCAAGCAGCCAATCTTTGGAAGCTAGGGTTTTTCTTCTTAGCATCAGAGATCCAATCAGTATTACCGAGCGGGTCATCAGCAATGGCTTGAATCATATCCATATTTGAATCAACCCAAGCAACACGATCATCAAAAGAAACTTTATCTATATCAAACAGATTAGCACAGTGTACTTTTAACCAATACAATCCTCTGTCTGTCTGGGGTATTGGTTCTGCGAAGAGAAGCAAAGCCCTATCAAAGTCAATTCCTTGGCAACTTAGTAGCTCACATACCGTGTATGCCCTGCCTCTAAAGTCGAG